TTTCTTTAAATTTAATAGTTCTTTTTAATTCAAAAGAATAAATCAATAAAAACAATTATTTATTTTTACGGGCCAACACTTAAAGAGTCGCAGCCTTAAAAAAACTTATTAATTTATAAATAATATCCATATAAATCAGGTACTTAGGCTATATAGTGCTTGATTTATTGGAGGGGGGAAGTGCCATGGGGGGGTAGGGGGTTGCCGTATACCACTACAACGAGCGATTTGATTTTTGGCACTGTAAAGCACCCCTCTATGGACCCACTACAGTCCTAACATCTACATATTGTCAAGTTCCTACCAAAAAACACTACTATTTGTGGTTTGTAAACCATATAGTGTTGACTTAGTTACGCCACTTTGTTATAAACGAATCAGGCATTAACTATTTACGTTAGGATTTCCTCTTGCACCCCTCTAGTTCTAATGAAGTAGTTATACCTTGTCCTGTTGTTGTGGACACCGACCTTGTAATCGACAATGATGGATACTTTTATCTAGAATTGGACGTTTACATAAATGAAAACGAGGATGAATCTCACATAATTAGGGTTCCCTTCTCCGAACTTATTGATGATCTCCTCGTTTTCTACAAAGAAGAATACGGAGTAGATGGCTATAAAACATTATACTCAGTAGCCCATGAATTATCACGCCAAGCAGAGCGTTTAAGAGAGTCTGCCCAGACGATGGAAGACAGTTTAGCGTCCACCGCTGATTTATTTGATCAGGAAGACCTAAAGAAGTAATGACGTTGGATTTGTTTGGTTATTTGCCTATGCAAATCAAAGGTGATGAGGGCAAAGTATGTGTGAAGTGTAACAAGTATAAGCCCTTATCATCCTACGGGTCAGCTTCTGGCGGCAATTATTTAAGAAGCGAATGCAAGAAATGTCTAAACAAAGCGAACAAAGTTATAAACGAACTAAAGAGTACCCACCCACTGCCTGACGAGAACTATAAGTGCCCAATTTGCAATAAAGCAAAGGAAGATTTGAGCCATTATGGACAACGAAAGACACCGTGGGTGCTGGACCACTGTCACGACAAAAAAACCTTTAGAGGCTACGTCTGTAATAAATGCAATGTGTTGTTAGGCTCGTCTTTGAACAGCGTTGAAACTTTAAAACGAGCTATAAATTATTTAAAGGGTGAATAGTATGAAAGAATATCATAACGAAGGATTCTTTAAAGCCTCTCTGGTTGTATTATTCCTTCTTGTACCCCTGCCCCTAATCATTGCTTACTTAACATGGGGCGACCCTTGGTTAGAAATTTACCTAGAGATGTTTCACCCAGATCGTTGTAGATATGAGGACAGTAAGCATAACATTATAGATAATTGCTGATGGTAGCGTGGATACCTAGCCCAGTTTATAATTATTATGTGGAGTACAGAGGCACTGCTTTTCAAGATAGTGGAGTGAATACCTTTAATAGGTCTATCTATCTGTATGCACGGTCAGAACTGGACGTAAAAGAAATTCTAGCGGATTACAAAGTATTGACGATAGAGAAACAAGAATGAAGTGCTATAATTGTAAAGACGAACTCAAAAGCATTCGTGGTAAGTCGGGCCTATGTCAGCCGTGTTCAGCGAGAGCCGTAATGCACAAACGCTGGGGTTCTCTAGGAGATGTTTCAAAAGGGTCCTTAAGATATTTAGACGTAAAGACACAGAGGTGGCTTTTAAATGAAGCAAATACCAATAAAGTAAGACTGTCTGTTCTCGTCGCTGGGATAATAAAAGATGCCTATAATGACGAAATGCAACAGAGATAAACTGTATATTACCCCTGAGTGAGTAATAATAGGGTATCACATTTTTTAACTAAGATCAATCCATAAAATAACTAATCACCAAATTAAGATAATTTATTGACTTAATTAGGTGGCTTTGTTATAATAAGTATAAGTAACCATATGGCTTTTGTTAACCTTCATTATATTAGAGCGGCGATTGAGGAAAAGACGGGGCGTAAGCTTTCTTTAAAACGAGTACGACAATTACTAGTTGAGGAAAACTTGATTACAAAAAAACAATCCGAAAACATACAGCCGTTTAACTACAGAGAATACTACGAAGATGCTTATCAAAACCACGATTTGTTTCCAAGAGAAGAATTTGGGTACGTTGAAGAAGACCCTTTGGACCTTCAACAAGAGGCAAACTTATACGTTAAAATAGAAAAGGGAAGTCGATGAAAATAATGAAAATAAACGCTGGTGCATCCGTTAAAGCCGCTTATGGCGGTTATATGTCTTCTAAAGGCAATACGCCTATGGCGAAAAAGAAGGAAGAAGACAAGGTAATGAAAGCTGGCCATGGGGGAATGGCCCACAAGAAAAAGGCAAAGAAACCCTATCGGTAAACGCAGTAACTTTGAGCGGATGGAGAGAGATTTTTATCCGACTCCACGCCAAGCAATCCCAGCTTTAATTCCTCACCTAAAAGACTACAGCACCTACGCTGAAATATGTGCTGGTGATGGGGCGTTAATAGATTGGCTAGATTTAGAACACATGGAATGCCGCTGGGCATCAGACATTGATCCTAAACGCAAAGACATTCAACAAAAAGACGTATTTGATATCAAAGCAAGTGATCTTGAGGGAGTTGACGTAATTATTACAAACCCCCCGTGGACCCGTATCTTTCTTCATAAATTAATTGAGTTTTTGATGACAGATATAAACAAGCCTACATTTCTTCTATTTGATGCAGATTGGATGCACACCAAACAATCAAGCGAATATATGCAGTGGCTTAGAAAAGCCGTGAGTGTTGGTAGACTAAAATGGATAGAGGGAAGCCCACATACGGGCAAAGACAATTGCGTCTGGTATTTTTTTGATAAAGGACATGGTTCAACTAAATTTTATGGAAGGTAGTCTACTGAAGGGGGGGTGCTACTATAGATCCTATTACAGTTATGGCTACTGCCACGACAGCGTACAATACCATAAAGAAGGCCATTTCATTAGGCCGTGACATAGAATCTCAAATAGGTACGGTAAGTAAGTGGCTCAAAGCAAGTTCAGATATGGACTTCCTAGCCAAGAAAGCAAAGAATCCACCTTTTTATAAAAAGTTTTTATCGGGTGGGTCAGTAGAAGAAGAGGCGATACAGACGTTTGCCCACAAAAAGAAAATGGAGCAAATGCGGTATGACCTTCAAAACTGGCTTCAGTTTACTTACGGAACAAAGTCTTGGAACGAACTACTCGCCCTAGAAGGCAAAATTAGAAAGCAACGACAGGACGCTTTATACAAAGCAGAAGAGTTTCGCCAAAAAGTCATTGAGATTGTAGCGGTTTTTATTTTGTTCAGTGCGATTGCTGGTTTGATTTCTTGGGTTATGTGGATGAAATATGGGTAAAGATTATGTGGTTAGCAATGGTTCTCGTCTGTTCAAATGTGTATGCGTCGTCTTGCCTTGTTATTACGGCCCCTAAAGATTTAAAAAATAGTCGTGAAAAGTGTAATTATGTGGCCAGCGAAAAATCAACGGCCTTAATGAAAAAAGATACTGTGCAGTACGCTGTGCCTATGTGTGAGGAAATAACTATGGGTACTGTACTATGACCGACGATCATCGTTTAGGAAGAATAGAAGAAAAATTAGACAAGTTATCCGAAGCTGTAGTTTGTCTTGCCCGAATGGAAGAACGATTAATTACTATTTTTAACCGTTTAGAAAAAATTGAAACAAGAGTCGATACAATTGAGAACGTTAGCAGTAGATCCCGATACTCTCTAAAGTTTTTAGAAAGAGTTTTTTGGATTGTTGTGTCTGCAAGCGTAGCTACAGCGTTTTATTATTTTCGATAAACGTAGTGTAGGGAATGGGATAAAAAGAATGATCGAAAAAGAATTAACTGAAAAACAAGAAATTTTTTTGGAAGCCCTTTGTAGCGAAGCAAAAGGCAATTTTAGACAGGCAATGCGTATTGCTGGTTATTCAGACAAGACCACAATCAAAGAAGTTGCTGGAGTTCTAAAAAATGAGATTGTTGAAAGGGCTTCCATGCTCCTTGCTCTCAATGCACCCAAGGCGGCTATGGGTATTATTGATGTGCTAGATGATCCAAGTTCGATGGGTGCAAGAAATTCTGTGGCGGCGGCTAGAGAGGTGCTAGACAGAACAGGTCTGATTAAGAAAGAACAGATCGAAGTCACTAGTAGTGAAGGGGGATTATTCATATTACCACCAAAAAAAGTAGTACATGACGAAGACGAACTTACAACAAATGAAATGGGTTGATCGAAAACGACCAAATCCACGGGCAAAAGTACCCTACGCATACAAGCCCAGCGACGATGATCCATTATTATTAGTACCCGATAGTAGAATAGTGCCTTTTATTGAAGAGGCCTTGACGCACATCGACAATGGAAATTCTTTTCGTAAGGTAGCGGATTGGCTTACTGAAAAAACGGGAAAGAAAATCTCTCACCAAGGCATTAACAATATATGGAAAGCCTCTAGAGATTCTAAAAATAATGAAAGACTTAAAGCTCTAGAAAAAGAAAAACGACGCAAAGCTCCAAAGACCGCTGAAGGCAAAAAAGAAAAAGCAATACGTCAAAAAATGGCTACCACAAAACGCAGTATGACGGTGGCACAAAAAAAACTAGACGCTCTAAAAGAAAAACCAAAAGTTACAGAGTCTTTTAGTGACGGCCTTGACTTTGAGGCAATGCCAACAGAACGAGAGATTGTTTTTAAGCCTAACGAAGGTCCACAAACAGAGTTCTTAGCAGCGAGTGAACGAGAGGTACTATATGGTGGCAGTGCTGGATCTGGAAAATCTTTTGCGATCTTAGCGGACCCTATGCGGTACTTTGGAAACGGTAATTTTAACGGCCTTGTCCTACGACGAACTAATGATGAACTGCGTGAATTAATTTTTAAATCACAAGAATTATACCCAAAAGCCTACACGGGTGCAAAGTGGCAAGAGAAGAAATCCCAGTGGGTGTTTCCAAGTGGAGCAAGGCTATGGATGACTTATTTGGAGCAAGAAAAAGATGTTATGCGGTATCAAGGACAAGCTTTCTGCTATATTGCGTTTGATGAGCTTACGCAACATCCTACTCCGTTTGCATGGAACTATATGCGATCCCGTTTACGATCTACAGATGCGAGCTTACCTTTATGTATGCGAGCTACTACGAATCCAGGGGGGTCTGGTCACGGCTGGGTTAAAAAAATGTTTATTGACCCCTCTCCAGAAAATCAAGCATTTCCAGCTACAGATATCGACACGGGTAAAGTCCTCGCTTACCCCAAAGGACACGAAAAAGAAGGTTCCCCGTTATTTGAGCGGAGATTCATCCCAGCAAGACTGACAGACAATCCTTATTTACTAAAAGATGGGCAGTATGAAGCAAACTTACTTTCGTTACCAGAGAACCAACGAAGACAACTTCTCGACGGGGATTGGGCAGTCGCAGATGGAGCCGCCTTTACAGAATTTAGAAACCACGACCATGTTTGCAAGCCTTTTGATATTCCTGATGATTGGGTTCGGTTTAGGTCTTGTGACTTTGGCTATACGTCCTATTCAGCGGTCCATTGGTTTGCAATAGATCCAGCCTACGAGACTTTATATGTTTATCGTGAACTATACCTTTCCAAGCACACAGGCAGAGACTTAGCAAAAGCGGTATTAGAAGCGGAACGAGGCGAGTCAATTGTGTACGGGATTTTAGATAGTTCTTGCTGGCATAACAGAGGTCAGGTGGGTCCAAGTATTGCCGAAGAAATGATTTCGGAAGGATGTAGGTGGCGACCTTCTGACAGGTCCGCTGGAGCGAGGATAGCTGGAAAAAACCGAATGCATGAACGTCTAAAGGTAGACGAATACACAGAAAAAGCTGGGTTAATCTTTTTTAATAATTGCCGTCAAATTATAGCAGACCTTCCTGTTATTCCTGTTGACCCAAGGGGCGGTGATGATATCGACGTTAAGTACACTTCAGACCACACCTACGATTCAGTTCGCTACGGTGTAATGTCAAGGCCACGGTCCTCATCTCCCTTCGACTTTGGAGCAGATAAGCCAACGCCAACATGGAAACCTTCAGATCACATTTTCGGGTATTAAAATATGGCAATAATGGACAGACCAGAAGACCTCTCTATAGACGCAGAAGCAAAAGATACTGCTCAAGTTACAGCGTTGGAAGAAGATGGGGATGTTGAACAAGAAAATATAGAGTACTCGCCTCTAGTTAGTTATATAAAGGCAAAATATGAATCTTCTAAAACAAACCGTATGTCGGATGAAAGTCGCTGGCTATCAGCTTACCGAAACTATCGGGGCTTATATAGTACAGAAGTGCAGTTTACTGATAAAGAAAAATCGCAAGCCTTTGTCAAAATAACAAAAACAAAAGTTTTAGCGTCTTACGCTCAAATTGTTGACGTTTTAATGGCTGGCAGCCGCTTTCCGATAGGCATAGAGGCCCGTAATTATTCTAACAATGTAGCCCCAGAGGTTAGCTACGACCCACAAAAGACTGATGTAGAAAGTTTATCGGATACACAGGCTATTAGAATGGGTGTTTACGCAGATAAACTGGAGAAAGTTAAAGAAAACGTAGAAGAAGGCACTGGAGATAGTCCATCAGCCCAAGTTTTTGAGCCAGCAAAAAAGGCCGCACATAATTTAGAGAAAAAAATACACGATCAACTTGGCGAAACAGAAGCGAGTAAGCATTTACGAACAGTTGCTTTTGAAATGTCGTTGTTTGGCACTGGAATACTTAAAGGACCGTTTGCTTTTGATAAAGAATACCCACGATGGAACGAACAAGGTGAATATGACCCTCTTTTTGAGACAATCCCAAAGATAGAAGCTTGCTCAATCTGGGATTTTTACCCTGATCCAGCGGCTAGAAGCATAACAGAGTGCGATTATGTAGTTCAACGCCATAGAATGAACCGTTCTGAAGTTAGATCGCTAAAAAAGCGGCCTTTTTTTAGAGAAGAGAGCATTGAGTTAGCAATAGAACATGGAGCGTCCTATGTCCCGTCCTATTGGGAAGATGTTCTGGAAGATTCTAACGTCAGCACAGAGTTAGACCGATTTGAAGTCTTAGAGTTTTGGGGAATGATGGACTCAGAGACAGCGGAAGAGGCTGGATTAGAATTGCCAGAAGAAGCAGACGATCAAGTGCAGATAAATGCGTGGATATGCAATGGTCAAATATTACGGCTAGTCCTCAATCCGTTTACGCCTAAAAGAATACCCTACAATGCGGCCCCATACGAACTTAATCCGTACAGTTTTTTTGGAATTGGCGTTGCCGAAAATATGGAAGACACCCAGCTTCTAATGAACGGGTTTATGAGGTTAGCAGTAGATAATGCGGCCTTATCGTCAAACTTACTAATAGAAATTGATGAGACTAATTTAGTACCTGGGCAGACACTAGATGTATACCCTGGAAAAGTATTCAGAAGACAAGCTGGATCACCTGGGCAAGCAATCTTTGGTACACGATTCCCGAATGTTACAAATGAGTGTTTGCAAATGTTTGACAAGGCTCGACAACTTTCAGATGAGTCTACAGGAATGCCCAGTTTTGCTCACGGAATGACGGGTGTTCAAGGTGTTGGCCGTACTGCGTCAGGCATGAGTATGTTAATGGGGGCGGCGGCTCAAAACATTAAAGCTGTAGTGCGAAACATTGATGATTATTTACTTAGCCCTCTTGGAAAATCTTTGTTTGCTTTCAATATGCAGTTTGCCTTTAACCCTGATTTTTTAGGCGATTTAGAGGTTATAGCTCAAGGCACAGAGTCTCTAATGAGGAATGAAGTTCGTTCTCAAAGACTTCTCCAATTTATGCAAATGTCAGCTAACCCACAAACTGCACCTTTTGTAAAATATGATTACATCTTGAGAGAACTTGCGGCCTCAATGGACCTAGACGAAGACAAGATTTTAAATGACCAAAGAGAGGCTATTATACAAGCAAAGTTGATGGCAGATGTTCAAGCTATGATGCCTCAACAACAAGGACAACCTCAAGGACAGCCTCAAGGAGTTCCCCCAGAGCAAGCACCTAACCCGAATGTACAAGGTTTTACAGGAGAAGGTGGGGGAGACAACGGTGGCAATGCACCGCCAGCACCACAACCACCAGAAGGGCAACCACAATAATGGCTAAGAAAAAAGTACCAGCCAGCCGCAAATACGCCAACGGCACAACCTATAAAGACAGTGAAGGAAAAACGCATAAGCGTACTTCTGCCAAAGGTACAAAAAGAGGGGATGCCTATTGTGCAAGATCTAGCGGTCAGAAGCAGACTGAAAAAGTTAAGGTTAGGCGTAAAGCTTGGGGATGTAGAGGTAAAAAATCAGTAAGGAGTAAGTAATGTCGTTGGTAGAAAATATTAACAAACGAAAAAAAGCTGGCAAATCACGAAGTAAAAAGAAGTCTACGATCTCTCCAAAAGCATATTCAGACATGAAAAAAGGTTGGCCTAAAAAGAAAGGTTCCAAAAAATGAACTGCTACCAGTGCAATGAAGAATTAATTTGGGGCGGAGATCATAGCGGAGAAGATTACGGAACAGAAGACTATGAAATAGTATCAAACCTGTCATGTCCGAAATGCGATAGTTTTGTTTTAGTTCATCACCAAAGTACTAAAGAAAAACCTCTTGAAATAAGGCCATTTGAATAATGACAGAGTTTTTTAGAGAAATAATGCCCTTAGTAAATACCCCTGAAATGTACACTTTGTTAAAAGAGTACGCCAATCAGAGAATTAAAATTTTAATGGGTAATCTAGAAGTACAAAAAGACCACCACAAAATTCTAGAACTCCAAGGAGCTATTTCTGAACTTAGGCGTTTTAGCACTCTAAGAGAAGAAGCAATGGAGAGTTTAAAAAATGTCAAAGAATGATGCCCGAAAGGGAATTAAAACGAAAGAAGGTTTAAAAATGGCAAACAGAAAATTTCAGTTAGACGAAGATGAGGCAGATTTAAACAAAGATGGGGAAGTTAGTTCTTACGAAAGAGAACGGGGAGAAGCCGTACAAAAAAGTATCATGGATAAAGAATTAGCCAACGGTGGGTATTTAGAAGATGATGCAAATCCTTCTATTAGAGGGACTAGACTTTCAGACATAAAAGAATCTCAGAAAGACTTTGATGTAGATAAAGGTCTAAGAGAGTGGATAATTGACGGTAAATCATACGCTGATTTTAGAATGAGCGAACTCCATATGATGAACGAAAGAATTGCTGAACTCCGTGCAAATATTAAGCAAGCAGACCCATACTACAAAAGTAGACTTGAGCAGAACTATGCTGACGAGTTGGTAGATATTCCTTTGAAAGAAATTATAAAAACCCTTGGCAAGGAAACAGAAGATAACCCTAACGTAAACAAAAAAGAATTGTACGGCGGTGGGTATATGGAAGATAGCGGTCTAATGGGCTGTGACTGTGGAGAGCCTATGTGTTCGTCTTGTTGCATGACGGGAATGACGGCTGGATACGATGAAGTTTCTGGAAACCCCATCCCTATTGGTTCCACAGCCGAAAACGTAAGAGATGATATTCCAGCCGCACTTTCAACAGGCGAGTATGTACTGCCAGCGGATGTTGTAAGATGGCATGGGTTACAGCACATACAAAGCATGATGAACGAAGCTAAAATGGGGCTTATGTCAATGCACATGGAGGGGCAGATCCATGACGTTACCGAAGAAGAGGAACCCGATAGCGAAAAGCCTACGGATTCTGGGAAATCTAAGGATGAAGATAGTTCCGCCAAAAAAGGGGAAGAACACTCCGAAGAAGAAATTGAAACACCCGAAGGAAATGTTATCGAAATGGTGGAGTCAATAGTCGAAGAAATAAAACCTTCAGGCCATGCGATAGCAATAAAACAAAAACCTAGAGTAAAGGTTTATAAACCGTAATTTGTGTGTGTATTGGGCCACCGCAAACCCCTGACAGTTTGTCAGACCACTTTGTAGCCCCCAAGGAGTAACCCTAAATGGTAAAGTATAGTAGTCCTCACGAACCAGAGGATAATAAGACGTATTCAGAAGAAGTTGCCGCAATGCAAGCCATAGACAATCCTCAACAAGACGCAGAACCCGTAAATGCGGAAGATGCTTCTTTTAAAAAAAGGTATGGTGATGTACGAAGGCATATGACTACAGTCACCGCTCAAAAAGATAAGGAAATTGTTGCTTTAAAGGCTCAACTAGATCAGGCCACAAAAAAGCAGATAAAGTTTCCCAAAACAGATGAAGAAATAGAAGCATGGTCAAGTAAATATCCTGACGTAGCTAGAATTGTAGACACTATTGCTAGAAAAAGAGCAAATGAAGCCGTTGAGCTAGGCGAAAAGAAATTTGAATCTTTAAAAACAATGGAAAAACAAATCTCAAAAGAAAGGGCTGAATCTGAATTGCATAGAATGCACCCTGACTTTACCAGCATTAGGTCTGACAGTAAGTTCCATGAATGGGTTGCGTTACAGCCAATAAACATTCAAGACTCTTTGTATAAAAACAGTACTGACGCTTTATCTGCTTCAAGAGCAATAGACTTATACAAGTCTGATATGAAAATATCTAAGCGAGGTAGACCAAGCAATGATGCGGCTAAAGCCGTAACAAAAACTACATCCTCTGCACCAGCCACTTCAGACAAGGCTAAGTATTCTGAAAGCATGGTGGATAAAATGAGCGAAAGAGAATACGAGAAGCACGAAGAAGATATCATGGAAGCCATGCGAAGTGGGCGTTTTGACTATGATGTTTCGGGTGCGGCTCGTTAAATACCCTTGTTATATACGCTATTTAGTGCTATAATAAGGTAATCGCAAGAAACCGCATTTATGCCTACTTTCTTGCTTATATTTCCAGTAATGAATTAAGACCACCAGAATGTTTAAGCCCATAAGGTTACGGTACGATCATACCTAAACTTTTTGCACCTTAATTATTTCTGCCTCTTCTTTTCGACAAACTGGCTCAACTTAAATGCCAATTTCTTAGAAGGAGAATTTATCATGGCAATTTCATCAGCTTCAGGCTGGACCAATCTCAGTAGCGGAAATTTTTCACCTGTAATTTACAGCAAAAAAATACAAAAAACTCTGAGAAAAAGTAGTGTTATTCAAGACATTACTAACACAGATTTTTTCGGAAACATAGATTCTATGGGAGACACCGTCAAAATCATCAAGGAGCCAGATATCACTATCACCGCTCTTCAAAGAGGTACTGCGTTAGCTACTCAAGCGTTGGCAGATGCTGACTTCACTCTCGTTATTGATCAGGCTAACTACTTTCAGTTTGCTTTGGACGATATTGAGGCTCAAATGGCACACTTAAACTGGATTGAGCTTGCAAGCGATAAAGCCGCTTACAGCCTCAAAGATGCTTACGACAGCGAATGTCTAGGGTATCTAACTGGTTGGACAGGTGGTGCTGGATCGTGGGCTAGACGTACTGCACAAGCTGGTACAAAGGCTAACTCTGGTGCTGGTGCTGACGAACTATTAGCGGCAAACAGTCTTGACATTACCGATTTCGGTGGTGCTGAACTTGCTGGTAGTGCGGATGCGGCTGGAAACAGTGGTACAGGCTCTATGTCTACTGCTATTCCACTACAATCAGACGGCGGTTCTGGTGCAATCACATCTCCGCTAGAACTAGTCAATCGTATGGCTCGTTTGATGGATGTGCAAAATGTAGAACAAGAAGGACGGTACTTTGTTGCTGACCCTGTTTTCTACGAAATGTTAATGGACGAAAATTCTAAGTTCATCAACAACGACTATACTTCATCAGGCACAGATGTGATGATGAACGGAAAAGTTACGAATGGATTAATTCGTGGGTTCCGTATGTATAAGTCAAACAGCTTGCCTTACTTAGGTAATGGACCTTCTAACATTTCTGCTACAGGTTCAGAGCATTCGTTTGGTGTGGTTGTGGCTGGTCACGACTCTGCGGTAGCAACTGCTACTCAGATCAATAAAGTCGAGACATTCAGATCTCCAACACAATTTTCAGACATTGTGAGGGGTATGAATCTCTATGGAAGAAAAATCCTACGGCCAGAAGCACTTGTAACAGCTTGCTATAACAAAGCTGTTTAACAGGAAGGGGTGGTCTTGAAAGAGGCCACCCTTATTTATAGGAAACTCTATGCCAACAACGTATATTAATTTATGTAATCTTGTCCTTAGAAGATTAAATGAAGTCGAGATTGACGAGAGTGGGTTCTCCTCTGCACGGGGTGTGCAAAGTCTTGCTAAAGACGCAGTAAAAAACGCCATTGCAAAAATAAATCAATCAGAATATTCGTGGAATTTTAACTACGCAAGTAACACTCAAGTATTAAGTTCTGGTCAAGAAGAGTACTCATGGACGGCCGACCATAAGATAGCCGATTGGAACTCTTTTCAAATTTTAGAAAATGCTTCTCTTGGAAGTACTTTTACCAAACTTTCTTTTATAACTACAGATCAATGGATGGAAGGACACAGGGACCAAGATGCTACGTCGGGTGCATCAGGGCGTGGCCTTCCTGTTTACATATTTCCATCAGGTTCTGGTTGGGGCGTAACACCTTCTCCAAACAAGGCTTATAGCATTAGGTATAAGTATTATCGAAGCCACACAGACATAACGCTGTACAGCGACCAACCCAGAATACCTACCCAATTTGATAATATTATTATCGATGGTGCTATGTTCAATATGTATATGTTCAAAGACAATCCTCAATCGGCACAGCTTGTTGGTGCAATGTTTGAACAAGGCATAAAACATATGCAGTCTCAGTTAATTAATCAGTATGATTCAATTAGAGACAGGCGAATTTACCAAGGTTTAAATACGGACTTTTTCGGCAATGCCTGATAACATAGAAAGCTACAAAGTATTATGCTCTGGAGGTTTAACCACCTCAGAAAACCATCTTGCTTTAGCTGAAAATGACACAGGGTCGGCAACTCGTTTAGTTAATTATGAGGTTAGTCTTTACGGCGGATACAGGAGAATAGACGGGTTTGCTAAATATAATTCAACATATTCGGAAGTCGGTGTTTCTAATACTCAGGCTTCTGGCTCTGTTGCGGAAGGAAAAGTTTTAGGGATTGCTATATACAAAAACGCATCTACTGGATTAGAAACTTTAATAGCCGCTAGAAAAAATGTTTCAGGAAACACCTATTCATTTTTTTATTATACTTCTGGTGTTGGTTGGACGGCCTTTACCACACCTACTCTTAACACGGTTTCAGGAACAAAAACTGTTAAAAAACTACGTCATGTTTCATTTAATTTTGGGCAGGGTCAAGGAAATGAAATTTGTTTTGTAGACGGTGTAAATCCAGCTATTATTTTTGACGGCACAAACTGGCGACAGATACTAAGCTCAAACTCTAGCCCACAGACGGGCGGACCTTACGGCGGAGCCATGGCGTATAACTCGCCAGCCTACGTCGAAGTTTTTGAAAAGCATTTGTTTTTAGCTGGAGATCCTTCTTATCTGTCAGGAGTTGCTTTTTCTGCCCCTAATGCGGCATGGAATTTTACTAGCGGTGCTGGTGCTGGGCAGTTAGCTATCGGATTTGATGTGATGCAGATCAAACCGTTTAGAAACAGTCTTTTTATTTTTGGAAGAAACGCAATAAAGAAAGCGGTTGCCGACACAGGTGGCAGTTCTGGGTTTCTAACACAATCTGTTACAACAAATGTTGGGTGTATTGCCTCAGACTCTGTTTTAGAAATAGGTGGGGATCTAGTATTTTTAGCACCTGATGGACTGCGGCCTTGTGCTGGAACCTCAAAAATAGGAGATGTAGAGATCGAAAGTATCTCTAAAAAAATACAAGCATTAAGCTCAACTTTAAACAGCCAGTATGATTTAGAAACATTAAATGGAGTAGTTTTACGCTCCAAGTCTCAGCTTAGATATTTTATCGGGGATGAGACAACCCCTGTGTCCGATAGCTATGGATTGGTAGGCGGCCTTAGAACGAGTGACCAAAGACTTGGTTGGGAATTTGGAGAAATACTAGGGATACGAGCCAGTTGCTGTACGTCAGGATATATAGGAAACACAGAATATATTCTTCACGGAGATTACGATGGTCATCTGTATCGGCAAGAACAGGGAAATTCTTTTAATGGAGAAAATATAATAGGAATTTATAGAACTCCTTACTTAGATTTTGGAGACACAGAGGTTAGAAAAAAACTTAGGAAAATAAACGCCTTTCTAAGGGCAGAGGGTCCGCTAACCCTTGGAGTGTCTTTTGATTACGATTGGGGGGATGGTAGTACACCTAAACCAGCGTCGTATGAAACCAGTTCTATTGGTTCTCCTGTGACTTACAATAGCGTTCTTGACTTAGATTACGATGCCGCTGGGGTTATTTATGGCGGAGCAGATAAGCCTGTATTTAGCACAAGTGTACAGGGTTCTGGTTTTTCTGCCAGAGCCTCTTTTGTGTCAAACGGTGTTTTTGCCCCTCACTCCATTCAGGGGCTTGTCTTTGAATTTACGATAGATGGGAGAAGATAAATGACAGGTTATGTCAGAATGTCAGCAAATGACATTATTACAGGGGCAGACATTAAGGCCGCTCCCTTAAACGACGAATTTAACAAACTTAGAGATGCTTTCTCAAACGATTCTGCAAAAAGCCATGCTCACGATGGTTCTATAGGTAACAGCACTAAAATAAATTTAGCAACGTCTGTAAGCGGATACCTTCCAGTAGCCCACGGCGGAATGGGGGGTATTTCTAATTTCACAGCTAACTCAAACCCTACCACAGCAGACGATACTGACTCTGGGTATGCAATAGGTTCATCTTGGATAAATACTGCTACTAACCAGATGTTTATTTGCACTTCGGCATCCTCTGGTTCAGCGGTGTGGAGGGAAAAACATTTATCTTTCTCCAGTGCAATCACCCTCCCTGCAATTACAGCTACATCATTAAATGGGGCATCTGTAGGTGCTACCACTCCTTCTACTGGAGCATTTACAACTTTAGCAGCATCAGGATTATCTTCACTCAATTCAGTAGACATTAATGGTGGGGCAATCGACGGTACAACAATTGGTACAGCGGTTGAGGCAAGTGGAGCATTCACAACGGTTACATCAACTGGTCAAGCGACGTTAGCTACGGCAGATATTAATGGTGGTACAATTGATGGGGCAGTTATTGGTGGAGCTTCAGCCCAAACGATTACAGGAACTCTCGTTACGGCAACAACTCGATTTGATGGGGATATAACTGGAAACGTCACTGGTAATGTTGGTGGAAATCTTACTGGAAACGTAACAGGTAATGTTGAAGGAAATCTTACAGGTAATGTTACGGCTTCTTCTGGCTCATCTGCATTTAATAATTTAACGGTGAATGGAACTTTAGATGTAACAGGAACAACGATTGCAAATGTGACTGACCCAAGTTCTGCCCAAGACGCTTCCACTAAAAATTATGTAGATACAGCGGATGCTTTGAAAGCCAACTTAGCATCGCCAAATTTCAGTGGAAACCCGACAGTTCCTGATCAATCTGCTTCAGATAATTCTGGTAAAATAGCTAACACTAAGTATGTTACTACCGCTGTAGCCAATCTTGTTGCGTCTGCTCCAGTGGCTTTGGATACGCTCAATGAATTATCTATTGCACTTGGCAATGATGCAAACTTCTCAACAACGATTACTAACAGTATAGCGACTAAACTTCCTCTCGCAGGAGGAACAATGACAGGTGATATCGTCTTAAACGGTTCTCCTTCTGCGAACCTTCATCCTTCCACAAAACTTTATACAGATACAGCGGATGCTCTAAAGTTAAATCTTACTGGCGGAACTATGAGTGGTGCTATTGCTATGGGTACTAGCAAGATTACTGGAGTAGGAGATCCGACAGCTAATCAAGATGCTTCAACAAAAGTTTATACCGATACACAAAGAGATACGAGAGTAGCGAAGTCGGGCGATACCATGTCTGGCAACTTGGCTATGGGCAATAACAAAATTACTGGTGTTGCAACCCCAACAGCAAGCACAGATGTTGCAACTAAAGGTTATGCCGATACTGTTATGGGAAGCAATACTCAAGCAGCTACAAGTGCAGGGCAAGCGGCTTCTTCTGCTACGGCAGCAGCAAGTTCAGCAACAGCAGCAGCTTCAAGCGAAACAAACGCTGCCAGTTCGGCTGCAACAGCTTCAACAGCAAGTAACAATGCTACAACCTTGTATGATCTTTTCGATGACAGAATGCTTGGAACGAAATCTTCTGCACCGACGGTAGACAACGATGGAAATGCTCTTTTAATAGGATCAATGTACTACGACTCAACTTCAAATATTATGAAAGTATATGGAGCAAGTGGTTGGCAATCGGCAGGATCAGCCGTTAACGGAACAAGCAATAGATACGAATACACAGTTGGAACAAGTCAAGGTTCTTACAATGGCTCAACAACCGTATTTCCTGCCGTGTACGATTCGGGTTTTGTAGATACGTTTTTAAATGGAACGCTTTTAATGAGTTCGGATGTAGATTCATCTAGCGGTTCTAACATAACTTTACTTTCTGCCGCTTCCAGTGGTGATGTAGTAAAAATAATTGGTTACGGAACTTTTCAAGTTGCTCAAGCTGTTCAAGCGGCAAACAACCTTAGTGACCTTGCAAGTGCATCGACTTCAAGAACAAATTTAGGTCTGGGTACAATAGCAACTCAAGCAAGCAACGCTGTTGCGATCACTGGTGGATCTCTTCAAAATCTTACCGACCTCGAAGTTGATGGTGGTCTAATTGAGTTAAAAACTAGCTCTGGAAGTGTCGCTCAAATTGATATGTATTGCGAAGTAGCAAACGCTCATAAGGTATCGTTAAAAGCTCCTGCCCATGCAAATTACAGCGGAAATGTAGTATCAACACTTCCAACCGTAACTGGAAACTTATTAAGTTCGGCTAATAATCTTAGTGACCTTGCAAGTGCTTCAACGGCAAGAACTAATATCGGGGCTGCTGAAGCAACGGCTACAACAACAGCCCTTAACCTAAAAGCTCCCCTAAATGCCCCTGCATTTACAGGCATTCCTACCGCTGACACGGCTTCTGCAAATACAAACAACGGACAAATAGCCACTACAGCTTATGCAGATGCAGCCGTTGCAGCTATCGTTGGTTCAGCACCTTCAACTTTAAACACATTGCAAGAACTTGGTGATGCCCTTGGTGACGATGCAAATTACGCAACAACGACAACTAACCTCATTGCCACTAAAGCTAATACTTCTGACGTAAATACAAGTCTTGCTACTAAAGCTAATACTTCTGACGTAAATACAAGTCTTGCTACTAAAGCACCTCTCGCCTCTCCAACTTTTTCTGGTGACTTACAACTTGGTAACTACGGTGACGCAGCAGAAACTTTTACAATCGCAACGTCAGGCAATGGCACAGGACGTATTAACTTTTATGATAATAATAATACAGAAGGTGGAAGTATTCGAGTTACGGGTGTAAGTGGTGGTTCGAAAATGTACTTTGCTAATCGGTGGTCAAGCGATACTGATAGAGTTACATTCGATCTTTCCACTGGCAATGTCGGAATTGGAAACACCAACCCCGAAGCCTATGGCTCTCTTATTGATAACCTTGTAATCGGAACGACATCTGGCGAAAATGGAATGACTATCGTCAGTGGTACAAGTAATTCTGGACGAATATGTTTTGCCGACAATACTACAAGCCCACAACGAGGCATGATTGAGTATTCACACGGTAGTGATGCAATGCTGTTCACTGCAAACGGTGCTTTAAGAACTACTATAGATAGTTCTGGCAACCTTACTCAGACTGGAAACATCACTGCGTACTCTGATGAACGCTTAAAAGAAAACATCCAGACAATCCCAGACGCACTTTCTAAAGTTGAATCTATGCGTGGTGTGCTGTTCGACAAGAAATCTTCAGAAGATGAATTTTCACACATGACTAAAGGGTCTGGAGTTATCGCCCAAGAGTTAGAGAAGATTGCTCCCGAATTGGTATTAAAT